AATATCAGACGTTAAATTACCAACACCTGGATCAACAGCAGGATAAGATACCCCTAAATAAGTAAACTCTAAATCAGGAATTAAATTAGAAAACTTACGATAGCCTGAATAAGTTCCTGTATAAATGGTTCCTGTATATAACCCGCCGCTTGGTAATATAAAAAATTCATTGTTTCCAGTATTGTATCCATATACAAAATAAACCTCTGGAGAGGTTATTACTCCAGACGGAATCCTAACTTCTGTTACGTATTTTAATTTTTTATTTTGAGGGTATATATCAAGAGGCAAAGAATAATAATTATCAATAAACAAAGTATGATCTTGCCATTTAACACCCGACGTTCCAAATTTATCAAAAATAGGAGTTGTTCCAGAATAATAAACAGAACGATCATTATTTTTTACAATTCCTGTTCCAGTTCCAAATGCTATTGAACTTATTGATTCTGTTTTTGGATTATTACATGTAAATACATAACTAGAATTGTCTGTTTCTCCATCTTCATAAACATACGCTTCAAAAGATAATGGGTTATCAGATCTAATAGCATTCCATTTTGCTATAGCTTGTATATCTAAACTTTTATCAAAAACGTTTTGTGTACAATTTATATAGCCAGTTATATTATCTATAGAATATGGAACTTGTTCTGTATTATAAAAAGAAGTTTTAATTCCAGAACTTAAAAAATAATCTCCATTACCCAAATAATCATTTGGAATAACTACTAAATTAAAAGGCAAAGTTATATCGTACCCATTGTCACTTAATGACGGGCTTCGTATTTTAAAAGACTGTTGATATCTAAAATTTTCATAATCAAAATTAACAGAATAATATCCGCTAAGAAGACCAAAAAAAGTACCATCAACCGTATCAGGAACAACATCTTTATCGAAAACAGCATAAACATCAATATTTTTTAAACGATCAAAACCAGAAGACAAAGGAGTAATAACTATTGGATTGCTGTTGCTTATTAAAATGTCTTCAATTTTAGCTTTTGGATATCTTAAAAGCGCGTAATACACATCTGTATTTCCGGCGACATCAAACGTTTTAAAATCTAAAACAAATGTTCTAGTATTATTTAATCCAGAAGTTCCAGTAAAAGCAACTATTGAATTCGCAATATCTGAACTGTTAAAAACAAAAGAAGTTTGCTTTGAATCTGAAACTAGATTAGTGATTAATTGTCTATTAACCCCAGTTGTATATAAATCTACAGTAATTCCCGAAAAAGACTTTGAATCTATCTCACCACCATTTGTTAATACGAGCGATTCTGGATCTTTTACTGATAATTCAAAATTTAAGCTTGATTGATTAATCGCGCCCGAAACAAATTTAGACTCTATGTCTAAATTAAAAAGACTGGGATCAACTGAAAAATCTAAAGTTGAAAAATCATTTAAATTAGTAATTGATAAACTTTCTATTGAAAATTTACCAAAACTAGTAATTGTTGACCCAGTAATTATTGGCATATACTAATATTACACTTCAATTATTTTGTTATTTTTGTCGAAAAGATAAATTCTTATGCCAGTAGTAGCCGTAACAATATTTACGCTTGACGCGAATTTACCTAAAAAAATTCTTTTATTTGATTGGTTGGCGTCTTGAATTTTAAATTTCAAAGATTGATTTCTTAAATTAATTTTAAACAATAGTCCTCCTTTTTTATTTAACGTGTCTTGAATGTACCCGTAATATTTTTTTTCAGCATCTGATCCTGTTGAGCTTTTTGTATTTATATAATTAAAAATATCAAATATTTTTAAATTTAAAACATAATATTCTTTCTGTGATTTATAAATTAAAGATGTTTGATTCTCATTAAAACTATAATCGACAGCTAAAGCGTTTACCTCATTTATTGAATAAGGATCAACAGTGTAATAGTTTTCCAACCCTGATAAATTCACTTCTTTTAATATGTCCGAATCTGCATAAGAAATAGCGTTATCTACAAAAACGCTATTTTTTTGATAACTGTTTTTAGTTAAAATTTCGTATTTAACTTTTTCATGTTTTATGCAGAAAAGAGCGTATTCATTATTGCTTGTTTCTGATATAGAAATTATTTTGTATAAATTAGGACCGCTGTTACTTTTTGAATTTTCTATTATAAAAGGGGTGGAGGATATTATTTTAATAAAGTTATAAAATTTATAATTTTCATTAAAATAAATTCTATTTGTATTGTTTTCAATTCTGTCTATTTTTAATTCTATCACATCTCCTAAATTTAAATTATCTATATCATCATCACTAACTGTCGCTTGCTCGTTTAAAGAAGAGATTGTTTTACCTTCAATGTTGGAAATAAATTTAATTAATTCGCCAGTAGAATTTAAATTTATTTTTCTATCTACAGTTATGTATTTATCAGCATAATTAACGGAAGTAACCCTGCCTTGTAATATAGAATTGCTTTTAAATTGATCTTCTATTTGAATAACGTCGCTAGGTTTTAAAATTAAACCTTGCAAATCTGTTACAAAAGAGACGGTTTGGTTTTCAAAACGATTTGTGGCTAATAACCATTGACCAATTCTTCTTGCTTGATCTCTTGATGTTATTCCAAAGCCTAAAATTTCTTTTGTTACTATTCCATAAGCATTAACTAATAAAGAATCTTCTACTATTTCTACTTGCTGATCGTAATTTAAATACTTATCTCTATACATCACTTTAGCAACAGAATAATTTCCATCCATACTTCCGCTAGAATACGAAAAAGAACCATCTTTTACATTGGAGTTGTTAAACAAATAAGAAACAGGTTTTTCAACATCGATTGTTGCTGTTATAAAATTATTTTTATAATAAGTTAGGCCTCTAAACACAGAAGAAATATCGTTTAACAACTTTAAAAATTCAGTTTCATTATCTATCAATAAATTACAAGAAAATCTTTTTTCTAACGGATCTTTATAATTTAAAGTTCTTGGCAAACAAGATCCTCCAACAGTTCCATTTTCTAATATATTTTCAGAAAAACAAGGTGCATTTATAAAAGAAACTGGAAACAAAAGAGCATTGTCAAATTGAGCGTCAGTATTGACCTGAGATAAAATATAATCTTTAGCCCCCGACTCGGTGTTGTTCATCGATTTAGATATTTTAGCTGACACTTTCTCTTGTGTAGCTGAAGAGCTAATCTCAACGCTTGATTTTGTAAAGCTTTCTCGAAAACCAGCCGTAGCTCCATTTTCAAAAAATTTTCTTGGCCCAAAATCATTCATTAATTTTATTCTAAAGGCGTTTCCTTCGCCTTCTGACGACGCACTTGTTATCGTTTTTTTATCCGGATCAATAACAACCTCATCAACTGAAACTATTATTTTTTTACAATTATTGTCAATAGGTCCATTTTCATCTTTAAGATTATAAAGAAAAATAATGGAATTGTGTCTACCACCATTATTGGCAGAATTTGTACTGTCATTTATGGCTGGATATTTTTTCTTAAATTCCGCCAAAGTAGAAACACCATTATCTGAAGATACTTTATTAACGATTATTGTGTTTTGATCGTATATCGTAAAAGAATCTTCTGAGTAAGCTGCTGGAGTGTTCACCAACAATAATTCGTCACAATATTTAGCTATTTTATACAATTCCCATTTATTCAAATCGTTACCTGAAACATGATTGCTTCCAATTCCATATCTTGGATTTGTACATATATCATAAAAAATCCAAGCAGGATTATCTGTCCATCTTAAAAAATTATCAAAATTTCCATTCCAATTTCCTTCATATTCACCGACTTCTGAATCATAATTTTTTGGCACTTTTATTTTTAAAAGCTTCAAATCAAACGATCTTTCAGGAGTATTATTAAAATGCGAAGAACTTACGGATGCTCTGACAATAGAACTAAAAGGATACGAAAACCAGCCTTTATTTTTTACTCTTTCTATAATTGAGGAAACACTAATTTCTTTAAAAATATTTGCAGTATTAGGTGGTATTTTTTCAGATAAAGCGAATATTTTTACATAATAAGTGTTTTTATTTACAGAGTCTAAATTTAAATTTATTGGAATGTCTAAAATATAATTACCTTTTGATACGCCAGTTATAGCTAAAATACCACCAAAAACATCTGGGCTATTATCCTCTTCTATTAAAATCCCAACAGCTACAGTGGCCCCAGAAGTGTTTCCCCCAGTGGAAGAAAACAAAGAATCTACTTTTAAATGAACAGATAATTGATCGCAATATTTATTAACTATTTTGTGAATAAATGTTTGACCATATACTGAAGCTTCTTGTAAAATACCGATTACATTTTTTGTTGCATCTATAACTGGTAAAGTCGCTCCACCACCCAAATAAGTGACACTTGAGAAAGTTGTTACACCATTTATTTTTGTACAAGTCGTCATTCCCATAAGTCTTACTAGAGTAGCGGCAGCAGTAGCGCCAAACGAGTTTTCATAATTTCTATCATTAAGGTATATTTTTTTATTATAACGATGAACTGTTGACGCGTATTCTTGAGTGTATTCAGTAATCTCTTCGCCATAACGTATATCAAATCCTTGCGTAACGAAATTCAACTTATTTAATTTACTATCTACTAAAGGAACATCATTATAATATACCCCTTTTCCCAAAATAATACTTTCAACAGAATTTGAACCTGAATCTGTTATATATTTTAATAAATAGCCTTCTTTATCTACAAGACCTTCAATCGGACCTTCACATACAACATCTGTAGTTATTAATCTTTCATCAGATTCTAATTTATTATTCCCTCCTCCATAAGAAAAAGCATTTCTAATAGAATTTCCTATACCAACAACAAAAAATTTTGATTTTGAAAACATTTTAGTTAGGTATTTGCTGTTAGTTCTTCAAGAGGATGAACTCTAGAGTTATAAGTTGGATCTGATTTTGGTGATATTAATATATCATTTGAAATAACTAAACTTCCAATCTTTAACCTTCCATAACCTAATGGAACTGGAGCATTTCTATTAAGCACGTTACTTATCGACCCTAAAATAGTTGAATTGGTTTTTATATCTTTTGGCGCTTTAGGACTCAAAACAATAGCTAAAACAATAGACAAAACAATCAAAAGTAAACCAATCACAATAAGCGCCCCGCCACCTTGAACAACAGGAATTATTTCAACTTTATTTCCATTTTCTAAAATCTTGCTTTTTAATAAATGAGATGGCAAAATTTTGCCATCAATATAAACCATGAAATGGGTAACAAATTTTTTAAAATCAGAAAAATATTTATTTATTTTTTGATTGTTTGCTTCTACAGCTTCAAAAATTTCATAAACAGAATCGACATTAAGTTGCCAATTTTTACCTAATTTTTTTCCTAATATTCCGTGTAAGGTTATATTTATCATATCGATTTATAATAAAACTCATTATTATTTACACTGTAAACTAACATTTTTAAATAAAAAAACTCTTGATTTTTTAAATCCCATTCTGAAAAACCAATTAAATCGCAATGCGCCGGATGACTGTGAAATAAAATAATATCATCATCAAAAAGACACTCTTTAGGAGAGATTAAAAAATAATTAAACGGATCAGGATGCATGTTGTTGCATTCAATGAATTGATCGTAAATGTTGTCTTTTTTAATTAAAAAACCACATATTTCCTTATTAGAATCTATAGATTTTTGTTTTAACAATTCTGACAATTCTTTTTTAAGATGGAAGTCTATAATCATAACCAACTGTACCTGGAAATCCGCCAAAAGGAATACCTTTTGATACATCGCTGAATCTTAAAAGACAACCATTTAAATCTTTTGAACATTTATCTTCTTTCCAAACCGCCGTATTGTAAATAGGATGTTGACCTTTTACTGTATTTTCTACACAAACAAAAAATTTAGCAGGTATTTCTGAATTATTTAAAATTGATTTTTCATTAAAATCGTAGTTCAAAGAAGGGTCGATCTTAACGAAATCCCCTTTTACATAATTTACAGTATTATCATAATCCCCTTTATAAACTAAACTGTTTAATTCGTAATTTTGATAATTTATATTAGTTAAAGTTTGGCTTTTCAAAAAAACTTTATTATTTTCATCTGCCATCGGAACGCCTAAATTACCATCTTGAGGATAATCAGTAAAGAAACTAAGACTTTTTCTATAAAAGAAATCCGTTATTACATAACTGATTGGTGTTGAATATTTAGCAGCTAAATATGCGCTAATTTTTTTGATCTGATCGTCGTTTAGACATTTTTTATAAACAATCACTTCATAAACAATTATTTCACTTTGCTGCCCATTAAAAATGTTAATGCCAAAACCATTTATAAGAGCTGAAGAAGAAACGGTTTTTTGAGTTATTTTATTTCCATCTCTATAAAAATACGCTGTTTGACCTCCTGTTTTTGGTATGATTGCTGCATAAACTCTATCTACCTTAGTTGCAGCTTGATCGATATAATTTACAAACTCATTATTATAATAAAAACTATCTTCATTGCGTTTTCTTTTCGATTTGTCTGACCAATAACCTAATGAAAAAGTCCCAGCACTATTCATTAATCCTTGGTTTATAATATTAAAACCAGTTTGGTTTTTCACCGAGCTTACATAAAAAATAGTGCAATCGCTATCAATGATTCTAGTACCACTAGGACCAGCATTGGTAAAATTTAAATTAAACGTCATTGTATCATAAGTTCCATCTTTATTATAGCCAAACAAAATTCCTGTTTTACCCGCTGTATTTGTAAAAACTTTAGGACGGCCAGTTAAAGTAGCCGTAGTTACTCCTCCAGTCGCGTAACCGCTAGAATCTGTCCATGCAGTTAATTTAGGATATACAATATTTGAACCATCACTCATCAGCAAATCAGATGTACCATTAATGGTTTGAGTAGCGCCATCTTTAAACCAAGCCACAAGATCTGTAGCGTAATCTGTAATATCTGTTAAATTAACAAAACGATTTGTTTGTACTGGTACAGATGGACCATCATAACCATTAAGTTTTCCATAATTACATCCACACCCTCTATATTGCCACTGACACGTATCATTAAAAATCTTTCTGGCCGGAACCACTAAACCATCCATATCTAATACATTTGCTAAAAGAAAATCAACTTTGTCTTTTTGTTCCGTATTTTTCTTTTGAATTATATAAGTATCGCTAGATATAAAAGAAGAAAAAGAACTTAATCCAAGGTTATTTTTATCAGCGCCTCCAAAATTCGCATCATCTAAATCTTTTGCTAAAATTTTCTTTCTAAAAAAACGACAACCCAACAAATCATTTCTATCTTTAATGAAATTACCTATAAAATTATTAACATTTGAAATGCTTAAAATAGGACGGCTTTGTTTTCCTTCTGATGAATATTCTAAACTAGACAATTCAGAAGGTATATAAATATAAATAACACCTTTAAAAATCAAATCTTTATTAAAATTTTTAGAACCATGAAAACGAAAATAACCTTCAAAGTCATTAATTTTTATTTCATATAAATCAATAACCTCTGTATTTTTTAATAAAAATAGATCTGACATACTTATTATTAGTTTTAAAAATTATTTTCTAATTAGAACTCGCAAATTTAATTAAAAAACATTTTCAAAAAAGGATGAATCAGAGCAGGAGGAGAAGGCAATAATGTAGTCGTTGAAGCGGAACTAGACAATTGAATATCAGTTGTACTTTTTAAAATTAGACTTCTATAATCATAAACTAATGATTCTACAATATTTCTGCTTGTCTGTTTCATTGTCGAAACTGATGAATTTGATATTCCATGCATATAATCAAATAAAAATAATTTAGTACCCGCATACGCATTACCGCCGTTTTTGGACGAGACGTAATCGTTTGACAATTTAATTTTAAAAGTTCCATCGGATTCTATCGGAATGTTTTTCTTTAAAAGCGTTCTTCCATCGAAAGTTAAGTAGCCATCTACAAATGTTTGAAGCCGTAAAATATTATAATCTTGATAAGTGCCTTCTATATAAGAAAACATTTCTACAAAATGTAAAGAAAAAGGATTTAGAGTCATAGGCACCACATTACCAGGGGGATTGGCACCAGGAATAGTGTTTAAAACAAAAGGACCAATATTTGAAGAACACAATAGACTATATTTGTTTTCATCAGTATAGTTGCCTATAAATCTAGCAAAATGATTTATACCAAGGTTCCCATAGTCATCATCATCTAGTCTCGTAGAGAAATCCTTATCATAAATGTTTATGTATTTTTTGTATAAAGTACTGGCTTCCAGCATACCTGATGCGGTGTATTTGTTGCTATTTAATGTATTTCCAACAAAATTAGCCGTTGGATTTGAAGTATAACTTTTGTCGCTGTCAGCCCAGCTAGTCCCTCCTGATAAATATTTTTGTATTTGTCCAATATTATAATTTTTATAATTTTTTGAAGAATCATTAGTATTAGTACTATCACAAAACGTATGCAAAACATTTGCTCTAGAAATTTCACCCCCAAGATGTGAGCCTTGACTCCCAACACCAAAAACAAAAATAGTATAAGACGGATTAGTTTTTATAGGTAAAGACACAATGTTTGAAATACTTTTGTCTGAAATGTTGGTTGTTCTATCTAGCTGATAAAAATATTTACCATAAGCTTTTACTACAGAAAGAGGATTTGAAGCATTTGTTAAACTTATAGAGCTTACGTTTGTATTTGCGTACCAAGTTGACAATTTAGTTCCTGTAAAATCACTAGCATTCAAGTTAGAAGTTTCGAACTTGAATAAAAGATCTTTATAATTTGTAAACGTTTTTTTTCTAAAGTTAAAAAATACATTAGGTAATTGTTTTGTATTTGCTGTCGTAAATTTTCCGCCTTTAGCTGGAGTACCAATTGATTTTGCTTGGAATTTTCCTGATCCAGTTTGTTTTGAATTCTTTATTGTAATAGTTTCATTCGAATTCGTTTCCGCATTTAATCCTTGATTTGATTGTGATGTATTTGTGGACGACGATTTTATTATTAATCTTGTCGATGCCACTATGTCAGTGATTGAGACGTCTAATTCAGAAAACGTTTCAATGACTGTTTTATCTAAATTTTGATTATTATTATCTGACATGTTTATGGGTTTATTTGTCTTAAATCTATATCTATTAAATACTCAATTGTTGATCCAGGAATTATAATTTCCCTTTTGTCTTCATTTGTATTATCTGTAACCAACCACATTTGCCCTCCAGCGGCTCCAGCCATAAAAACGCTATCACAATCTTTATATACAAGATAGTTAATTTTTTTTCCATCTGAATATTCAACATGATCTAAATTAAAAATAGGACCACCATCGTTTGGATTTATGTATTGTCCGTTGTAAAAGTACTGCGGACTACCACCAAATGCATACAAACCTATATTTTCAAATTCTAATTGAATTGTAAAAATATTATTAGCGTTAACACTAAAAACAATATCTTTATCAACTGGAGTTATAAAATTTATTGCGCCTTTTTTTGTACCCCGCATTCCTTTATATGTTGCTAAATCAGTTCTTAATGGATAAAATTTAACAACAACACCTGAATATTTTGTAAAATTTACGCTGTTATTATTATTTTCATACAAAAGTTTAAATAAATCAAAATCCTCTTCATAATCAGAAACTTTATCAATATATAAAATTCTAGGTGTAAACTTTAAATTACTTCCTGGCGAAGGAGTTAATCCGCTATAAGCGGTATCGTCTAATACAGGATTATAAGTAGTAAATCCAGTAACAAATGTTATTGAACCTGAGTTGTCTACGTTTAATCCAGAAATTCTTGCATAATAATTCTGATTAATCTCTAAACCTGTTGGTTTAATAATATAATCTTCCCCTTTGAAAGAATCGTATTTTCCATATAAAGGTTCGTTTTCATTTATATTCTTTTTTATTTCGTACGTATCTATTGTAACAGGAGTAGTAAAAGAACTATCTGAAAAAGTTTCTATTCTAAACCCTGTTAAATAGCTATCTGAATCAAGAACGCTCCAGTTATATTCTATACCGACTCTTGAATCTGGCTTGAAATCTGTGACGGCATAAAATTTACCAATTCTTTTCGGTTCAGGTTGAATAAACACTCTTTGTCCAGAGACATCAATTAAAATATCTTCATCCACATCGTTAAAAGACGAAAGACTTTCAATTGTTATTCTTGCTGTTTCGTGACCAGTATGCTTGCCATTTGGAGGAGAAAGAGAATAATTCGAAAATGGTTTATGCAATATATAAAAAACTCCAGAATCGTTTTGATTTACTATTTGAGTTAAATACTCATCGTCTGATACGTCATTATCTAAACTTTCAGATATAAAAATAGTTTTATTAGGAACTTCACCGCCATTTACATCAGATGCCGTTATACCTGTTAAAGTCGTGTCTGATATTTTTATTCTGTATTCAATAGGCGAATTGCCACTATTAACCAAAGCAACGCCAGTTGAAAAACCAAAACCAGTTGGCACTCTGTTTAAATAAAAACCTGTATAATAAATACTCATTTTATTAATATTATTTGCGTATTAAAATCAGTTGTCGGATTAGCTGGATTCTCAAACTCAATAAATTTTACACTAATATCGTTATTATTAATAAAATTATATGTATGATTCCATTCTGGACAATAAACTGATATTGTTTTATTATAAGGTTGCGGCAATGTATAAGAAAATATTTTAAAACCAGCTTTATCATCTAAATATTTTAATATAGCTTTGGCTTCTTGATTTGTTCTTTTCTTGAAAGAGACTGTGAATTCTAAGCTATTATAATTTATTCCATCTTTTGAATATTCGATTGTCGAATTCTTCATTTCAGTTGAAAACAATCTAACGTTTTCATTTATATCGTATTCTAAATCGCCTTTGAAATAAAAATTTTTAGTAAAAAAAGAGGTTATTCCTGTTGGACTATTTTCAGGTAAAATAATAATTTTATTATTAGTACTAGAACCATTAGAATCATTTATATTTAATCCTGTATAAAAATAATATCCTCTATCAAAAAAATTATCAGATTCAAAATAAAAAACATCATTAGTTAATATAGAGCTAACAACACTTTCATAAGTTTTTATATTTTTTTCATCTAATACAACGAACATACCTTTATAATCAAGAGAGCTATCATATAAAGATTCTGCCTCTATTGTTATTTTATTTATGTTGTTGTAAGATGAATTGAAATTTATTTTTTTAAAATACAATTCAGCGTCAGATTTATAAGGACTAAATAAATTAGTAGTTACCCCTTTGAATCCTTCGTATAAACTTTTATTAGGAGATTCGGGCGTATTTTCAAAGAAGGCTATTAAACATTTTGCTTGAGCGTCTGTTAATCCATCGTATACTAAATTAAAAGTTGCGTTTAATGTGTTTATGGTGTTTACAATATTTGTTTTATAACCATCTCCCATTTTTAATGGAGATAAATTAGCAGTAAAATTCGCTGAAGAACCATAATTGAAATTAAATAAATCATTTATATTCTTTGTCCAATAATCTTTTCCTATAAAAAAAATAGGAGAATATTGCTCTCCAACAGGTACGTCTTTTTTAGCAAAAAATAAGCCATCAGATTCTGGGAAGTATTTTTCAAACAAGTATTTTTCATAGTAATCTATTTGTGTTTCTGATAAGATGCCTGAAAAATAGAACAAGTCATAATATTTTATTCCATTGTTTTTTGGGTTATTTCCTATTTCAAAATAACTAGAATTCCATTGAGCATTAGGCACAATCTGACCAATTTGCAATCCATTTTGTCTTATTTTTAAACTAGATAAGTCGTCTTGAATTAATGTAAATATATTGTTTTCATTATAAATCGGAGACGCCGCATTAAACTGCACATTATCTAAAATAAGTTGTGCATCAAAATATGAATTTTTACCAAGAATTTGTAAAGAACCGTTAGGAGAATCTAATGGTCCAAATTTAATTATTTTTTGTTTATCTGTTTTGGGTTTATTTGGTTCTGAAGCATTAACAGCAAGAAAGATAGTTCTTTTCGTATGTTGAAAACCACTACCGCTTAAAAGTTCTAAATCTTTTAATGTTATGTATGGCTCATTAAATTGAACGTTTGGCCTAACGTTGTCATCTGAAGATAGCTGCAATAAATTTCCACTGTTAATTACTTTATTTATCCAGCCCGTAACATTAAAATTCCCATCAGTTATAAAATTTTCTAAATAATCATTGTTAAACCAACTGCATAATCCCGTATTTCCAAATCCAGTATAATTAGGATAAACTGAAATTCCTGGAACAAGCTGATAATCTATAATATCAAATTTATCATAAGCCAATAAAGGATCATACTCAAAAATATTTTTTATATTAAGACCTGAAATAATTGAACTCATTTTATATTAAAGTTTTTGTTTCTGGTATCGTTTGAGTTATCTTTGCGGAAGCTAATAAATATTGACCTTCTGAAATTTCATAATTTTGATTTGTTAAAACCCCACTCACTTTAAATAAATCTAAAGAAGTGTTATATGTATCTTTCAATGTAATATTTGTAATTGCAGATTTTCCATCGATTGATAAAATTTTACCTAAAGTATTTGATTTGATTGATAATTCAGATGTTTTATTTAACTTTGCCACTCTAAAAGGAACAACTTCATCAACATTAAAGTAAGCAGGTCTATCGCACGACATATTATAATCAAAAGAAACAATAAAACCAACACCTTCAATATCACTTGTTGTTATAAATGATTTATATCCATTTGCTATATAATCAGGAATTAATTTATTATTTAATATCAATCTCGATTGTTCATTAAAATCTTCTAATAAAACATTTCCATACCAATCAAACTCCGCTGATATAACAATAGGCTGAAAAGGTTCAACGGAAAAAGAAAGCGATTTTGAATACACTTGATTAATTTTTACTCCAGCAAAAGAAACATCTATCGGAGATTCATTTAATCCGGTAATTTGTAAAAAACTAGGCAAAGACCCCGTTAAATAAAAATCAACTGATAAACCACCAACCACTGCGCCATTTGGAGCGTAATTTAATAAAGACCCATCATTCAACAAAACAGCATCAACAGAAGCTTGTGCAGATAAGCTTACA